GTACTATTTTTTGGTACTTTCCTCGAGTAACCCGTACTGTCTTTAGGTACTAATCTATTAAAGTATTTAAGTATAAGGTTATCATTTAATTCAGTTGTTGCTTGTACACCTGTTAAACCCATTACGTCTGAAGGTGAAATTGCACCTACTGCAGAAGTTGATTGTAATCCCGTTAGAGGAACACCTATTTCTGGTACTAAAGATCCTACTGCTAAAGTTGCACTTTGACCGGATGGTGTAATAACAGAAGTTAAAACAAAATTTAAACTACCTACTGAAGTAGCTGCTTGAACCCCTGTTATAATTTGTACGAGTTCCGGTTGTAGATTACCTACAGCAGAAGTTGCTTGTAGTCCTTGTAATCCAACAATGCCTTGTGTTAAATCAAAGTCTCCTACACCAGATGTTGCACTTTGACCAGATGGTATAAGAACAAGAGATGAAACAATACCTAAACTACCTACATCAGTATCTGCTTGTTGTCCTGTTGGAACTACAAAATTTTCTATTGCATTTGTTAATGACCCAACACTAGAAGTCATAGTTAATCCTGCGGAACCTGCAAGTTGAACTAATTTATTGAATGAATCTC